GACGTGCAAGGTCTCTCGCGCTGAAGTCTACTACGTGACGGATGACCCCGGCGACGGCCACGGGCCGGGCTCTACCGAGTGCGGGCCAACTGATAATCATTGGCGCAGGATCGGCGTAAGCTCTCACTCTCAGCTCTCGGGACTCTCAGCCGATGACCACCCGCAATATTTTAATCAAGCGAGAGGCGATGCGAGATATTCGCAACTCGGGCACTCGCACGCCGAATCTGACATTTCGGGACTCGTATCAGACCTTGCGGGCAAAGCATCTGCGGCGTCGCTCACGGCTGAGACATCGACGCGCCTCTCGGTAGACACTACTCTTCAGACGAACATCACGGCGGAAGGCACGACAAGAGCCAACGCCGACACGACGCTGCAAACGAACATCGACGCGAAGGCGGCGGCATCACACTCGCACGTCGAATCGGATGTGACGAATCTCGTCTCCGACTTGGCGGGGAAAGCTGCCAGTTCGCACACACACACGCTCTCGCAAGTTACGAACGCGGGCACGGCTGCCGCTCTTAACGTCCCCGCTTCGGGTAACGCCGCGTCGGGTGAAGTGGTCAAGGGAAGCGATACGCGGCTTACTGACGCGCGGACTCCGAGCGCTCACGCCTCATCTCACGCCGCTGCGGGTAGTGACCCGCTGACGCTCTCCGAATCGCAGGTGACGAATCTCGTCTCCGACCTCGCGGGCAAGCAGGACGCACTCGGGTTTACGCCTGTACCAAACACGCGCACGGTCAACGGCCACGCACTCAGCGCGAATGTAACGGTTGATAAGACCGACGTGGGCCTCTCGGCCGTCACGAACGACGCGCAGACAAAGGCGGCGGTCGTACCTAATCCCGCGCCATCTTCGGGGCAGATACTCATCGGCAACGCGGGCGGCACAGCCTACGCGCCGCAGACCGTTTCCGGCGACGTGACCATCACTAGCGGTGGCGTCACCGCAATCGGCGCAAGCAAGGTCACTAACTCCATGCTTGCGGGCTCCATAGACCTGACGGCAAAGGTCACGGGTGCTCTCCCTGTAGCTAACGGCGGGACGGGCGGCACGGACGCAGCCACGGCCCGCACCAACCTCGGCGCGGGCACCGGAAACGGGAGCGTGACGAGTGTCGCGCTGACCGTTCCCGGCGTGCTCTTCAGCGTCTCGGGCTCGCCTATCGCCACGTCGGGCACTCTAGCCCTTTCGCTCCTCACGCAGACGGCGAATACCGTGCTGGCCGGCCCGACCTCCGGAGGAGCGGCGACACCGGCAATGCGAGCGCTGGTAGCGGCGGACATCCCGTCGCTCGACGCCTCGAAGATAACGACGGGCGCGCTCCCCTACGCGCGGCTCCCCGTAACAATCGTCACAGTCACGGGCTCCGACGCGACGACTACGAGCACGACGCTCGTGGATGTGACGGGACTCTCCACGCCGCTCTCGGCCAACTCGACGTACCTAGTCACCGCAGTCCTCTCGACAGCGACGAGCGCGGACGCATCCGGCACGCGCTACGGCGTCAACTTCTCGGCAGCCGGGGCGAGCCTTTCGGCCACATCGCTTACGGGCTCGCGCACGAGCACGGCAGCCAACTCAGAGCCGCTAAACGCCTTGAACACATCGACCGGCTCGTATATGACGACATCGAGTCAGGTCGGCGCGGTGACTATCACGGGCATGATTACGACGGGTGCGAACGCCGGAAATCTGACCGTGGAGCACTTGAAGATTTCTTCGGGCACTTCCACCGTCAAAATCGGGTCTTGGCTGATGGTGACTAAGATTAGCTAGGAGGCAGTATGAATCACGCACTGATACACGGTGACAGGAGAATCTCAAACATCCGCTGGCCGCTTGCCGACGTGGTCGTGGAGTTCGCCTCTGACTCTGCAAACCCTGATTTTGTCGAAGGGTTCGCGCCTATCCCGGACGTGGACTTCTCGCAGTCGCAGGAAGACATTGACGCTGCGATAGCGCAGGGGCTCTGCGACTACCTGCACGGGCAGACCGGGGAAGACTTCGATGCGGGTGACGTAAGAAGGGTGGGGGCGGCGTAGGTTATGGCAGCAAGTAAAAAAGTAAAGGGTAAGGTGGTAGGAGAGGGGCATTAGGTTATGGCGAAGGGCAAGGCACATTCCGACGAGGTAAGGGCACAGGTAATCGCCGCGCTGCTTACGGGGCAGGGCGTGACTGAGGTTGCGGAGCAGTACCGTCTGCCGCACTCCACGGTGAGTAGGTTGAAGTCTCAAATTCAAGACAAGTTGGACGAACTTGGACGCAAAAAAAAGAGGGACTTCGGCGAAAAGCTGGCCGAATACTTGGAGGCAAATTTAAACGCACTCACAGCGCAGGCGAAGGCCGTAAGCGACCCGGCATATATCAAGAAGCAAGCGGCGCATGAGTTGGCAACTCTGCACGGGGTAATGGCAGATAAGGGCATCCGGCTGTTGGAGGCCGCGAGCAGGTTCGGGGACGATGAGGGCACAGCCAGCACCTAATGCACAGGCGCTTTCCGGCGTCTTGACGGGTATTCGGACGAGTGGATTTAGCTTCTCGGCTCGTCCCCTCGCGCCCGCAAAGCCCTCTACCGACTCGTTGCCCACTTTCCGCGGCGCTAACCTCGCCGTGCAATCCTATCGCGCGCCCGAGTTCATGCTCGCCGGGCCATCGGAGACGGGCAAAACTTGGGCAACGCTCTGGCTTCTGGATTCACTGTTGCGCGAGACGCCGAACGCTCAAGCGGGCTTGCTGCGAAAGATTGCCGCCGACATCGGCCCGACGGTTCTAGTCACATACAAGCGGGTGATAGAGCGAAGCGGAAGCGGCGCAGTAGCCTTCGGAGGTGAAAAGCCAGAGTGGTACGACTACCCGAACGGCGCGAGGCTCTACGTGGGCGGCATGGACAGACCCGGAAAGGTACTCTCGGGTGAAAGAGATTTTATCTACGTCAACCAATCGGAAGAGTTGACGTTGAACGATTGGGAGACGCTTTCGACGCGTACCACTGGACGTGGCGCGGTCACTAAGACGCCGATGCTGTTCGGAGACTGTAACCCCGGCCCGGAAGACCACTGGATTCTGAAACGTGACTTGCTGACAGTCTTCTACTCAAAGCATGAAGATAATCCCTCGCTCTACAACGAAGACGGCACGCTGACGGAACAGGGCGTGCGGACTATGACGAAGCTCGACGCGCTGACCGGCATACGTAGAGCGAGACTTCGGGATGGAAAATGGGTAGGAGCGGAAGGTCTCTTCTTTGAAGAGTGGGATGAGGACTTGCACACGTGCGAGCCTTTCGACATTCCCGCCGATTGGCCTGTGTGGGGCGCGTTCGACTACGGATTCGCTCACCCTACCGCCTTCGGGCTACTCACGGAAGACTCAGACGGGACTATCTACTTGATAGGCGAGCACGTACGCCACGGCTGGCTCCCCCCTGCACACTGTAAAGCTATTCGCAGAGTAGCTGAGCGGTGCAAGGTTGCATGGCACCGGGTAAAGAAGATAGTCGCGGGGCATGACGTGTTCCAGCAGCGGGGCGATAAGGACGCGAAGACCATTTCTCAGCAATACGCCGAAGCTAAAGACCCGGAGACGGATGAGGCGATAGGTTTGAAGTTTGAGAAAGCTACGCTGGACAGGATAACGGGCGCGCAAGAGCTTTTATCTCGCTTAGGCAACCGAGAGGCTGGTATTAGACCCCGGTTGAAAATCTTCAACACGTGCAAGCGCACTATTGCCACCATAACTCGGATGATTCACGACCCGTCCGATCCGGAAGACGTGAAGAAGGTCAATGCTGACTCTAACGGCGAGGGCGGGGATGACCCGTACGATATGCTGCGCTACGGCTGCATGGCGAGGCACAAGTCAGGCGGCAAATTCATGTCATGGTAACAACATCAACCCAACTCGACGCGAACGTGGATATTACGTGGGCTCTCGCACAGTTCGCCGCGCGGCGTGAAGATTACGCCCGCGCCCGCGACTACTACGACGGCCGCCATAAGCTCGCATTCGCGACCGACAAGTTCCGCTCTGCTTTTGGGGGACTCTTCAAAACCTTCGCGGACAACCTGTGCCCCTGCGTAGTCGAGACCGTCAAGGATAGGTTGAGGCTCGACGGCTTCACGGTCACGTCGGCCCAAACCGACGTAGATGAGGTATGGCGCAGGAACCGCTTGAAAGTTCGCGCCGGTCAGGTTCATTTGGATGCCCTGATAGAAGGGGATGCGTATCTAATAATCTGGCCTGATAAGGATGGGAGGCCCGTCTTTTACCCGAACCGAGGTTCCGCCGTAGTC